AATGTTAGACAAAGAAATAAACAAACAACAAGCGTTTGAAATGTTTAAAGTAATTGCTGATAGATTTGCTTCTAAAGTTTCTAATTTAGTTAAAACACCATTAAATCAAAATCAGTTTAATGCCTGTGTATCTTTAGCATATAATATAGGAATGGCTAATTTTATGAATAGTACACTTTTAAAATTAGTGAATAAAAATCACAATGATATTTTAATTAGCTTAGAATTTAAAAGGTGGAATAAAGTAAATAAAAAAGAAGTTGCAGGTTTAACAAGAAGAAGAAATTATGAAAGCGATATATATTTTAGTTAGTTTAATATTATTTAGTTGTGGTTCAAGAAAAGTAGCAATACAAGAAACTAAAAAAGATTCTTTGTCACAAATAGAAACTAAAATTGTTACAAAAGAAGAAACAAATATATCTATTAAAAATGATATTTATACTGATGAATTTACTATAACACCTTTAGACACTTTAAAAGATATTGTAGTAAACGGTATAACGTACAAAAACGTTGTTTTAAGATACAAAAAAGTAAAAGATAATAGTTTACATATTGAAAAAAAAACAATGCTTAAGAATGAAGTTAAAAAAGAAATAGTTAAAACTTCAGTTAAAACATTTAAAAAAGAAATAGATAAAAAACAGAATTATTTTATTTACTTGTGGTTACTTTTAATTCCAGTAGTTTATTATATTTATACAAATAGATTTAAGTTCTTTATTTAATAAGCATAGCTATTAGCAACTCACTTTGCTTTTTTTGATATATTTTTGAAACTTTTTTTATTATTTTTTTATAAACTTATTTTGTTTTTAAATATACATTAAAAAGTATTTAGCAAATTTACAGTTTTTTTTTGACAAAGTAAATATGTTTTAAAATAAAGTTTTTAACACTATTGTTAATATAATAAAAGTACATTTGTATATGAAGAAACCAACAAGGAAAAGTTTAGTAATAAAATTAGATACAATCTTTTCACAATACATTAGACGTAAAGATGCTATTAATGAAATAGCTGAATGTATTACTTGTGGTAAAAAAGACCATTATAAAAAGCTACAATGCGGTCACTTTCAATCACGTTCACATTATTCAACACGCTGGTTAGAAACTAATGTTGGAGTTCAATGTTATGGGTGCAATATATCACGTTCAGGTGAACAATATAAATTTAGTCAATATCTTGGTGATAACTTAGCACAAGAAATGTATATTAAGTCAAAACAAATAGTTAAATTTGCAGATGTGGATTTGATTGATATGATAGAATATTATACTAATAAGGTTAATGATTTGGGTTAATAATTTGTTTTTGTTTTTCTTTGTTTTAAAAGGCTACTGTAAAAGGTAGCTTTTTTTATTTGTTAAAGTTTTGTTAATGTAGTTTTATATTCAAAAAACAGTTATATATTTGCATCAGAAATAACAATTAAAACAAAACATTATGAAACAATTATTAAAAGATTTCGCATTATCATTAATTTTAATGATTACATTAACTTCAATTTATTTAACACTAACTTTTTATTTTTTATAGTATGAAAGATTTAACAGATTTCCAAAGGTTTCAAATCCAAAGTTTACAGGCAAGAGTTTGCGAACTTGAAAACATTAACAATCAATTAGCAGAATATTGCTTTGAAGCATTAACAGATGAAATTACAGCAGAATATAAAACTGTAATTAAAAAAGAAATTTATAACTTAAAATCAAATTAAAATGGAATTAACATTAAATCAAAAACTATCTTTAATTCAAAAAGAATTTAAAGCAAACAAATCAAAATTCAATTCATTTGGGAAATATAACTTTAGAAGTGCTGAAGATATATTAGAAGCATTAAAACCATACAATGAAAAATACCAAGTAAACTTTACAATAACAGAATCAATAGTGGAATCACAATTTTTACAATTTCCAATGTTACGCTCAGTAGCTGCAATAAGCGATGATTTAGACACATTAACTGCTTCAGCTATAGTTGGTGTAGACTTAGAACAAAAAGGAATGCAAATGCCACAAAAGTTTGGTTCTGCAAGTTCATACGCTAAAAAATATGCATTGGGTAACTTATTACTTATTGATGATACACAAGATTCTGATGCAACTAATAAAGGTGAAAAAGATGATAAAAAATGGTTAAATTTAAATACACCTGAATTTAAAAAAGCAGTTGAATATATTAAAGGTGGTGGTTCTGTTTCTGCAATAGAAGCTAAATATAAAATGACTAAAGAAGTTAAAGACGAATTAAGTAAATGAAAAATATACCAAAATTAACTACAAAATATTTTAATATACCTGATGTTAGTGATAGTGATTTATTTCAAGTAGAATATAAAGGTGAAAAAATAAAAATTAAAGGAAAATTTTTGAAATTAGGTCAAGAAAGAGAATTACTACAAAAACTTAAAAAGTTTAATTTAGGTTCGGGACACGAAGAAATGAAACTTTCAAGAATTGATGATGATAATTTTGTTTTTCGTTTAGAAACATACACAGGTGGTCCAGTACAGACAATACATTTTGAGAGATTAAAATAAATCATTATCACTAAAACGGTTACGGCTAAACTCTCGTTGCCGACTTAAATACGAGATATAAACTTAATTAAAAAGACAAAATTATGGATATAGAAAATGTTTCAAACGAAGAAAAAGGCAATGGAGTTTTAGCCGATGTTAGCGAGAGTATTTTTGATAAAGCAGTAAAGCACGTTCAAGAAACTTATTGCAATGCTCATTTAAGCACACCTTATATGTTGCTTGGTGATGTAGCCGAATTGATAAAAATAACAACAGGAAAAGAAATTGATTGGAATGTGTTGGCAAAATATTCTCGCTAACTATCGTATAGACGAAGTAGATTTATAAAACAAAATAAGTATTATCTATTGCGTTTATACTAAGTTATAATTATTATATTTGTAAAAAAACTGAATAGCTGACAACAGTAAAAAAAGGTAAGCAAATAAATATATATATTATGGGTGCATTAATTAATGTAAGTTTAAGAGTTGACAAATTACCAAAAGAAAAATTTGTATCAGGAAAAGATGGAGCAGTTTATTATAACTTCACAATTGGAGTTAATGACGAATCTAACCAGTACGGACAAAATGTTTCTTTAACTGATTCACAAACTAAAGAAGAACGTGAAGCAAAGAAGCCAAAAACATATCTTGGTAACGGAAATGTTGTTTGGACAGATGGTAACATTAAAGTTGCTGATAAAAAAGTAGAAGCAACTGCAAAAGAAGTAGATGATAATTTGCCTTTTTAAATTAAATTTGGGGTCGAGATATTAAATTAAGACCCCTTTTTTTGTTAATAAGTTTACCATTTTAATAAAAACAATTACCGTTTTAATGTATTATATTTGTAATGATAACTTAATAAATAAAATTATGACTAAAAAGATTTGTTTTAAATGCAATTTAGAAAAAAATTTAGAAGATTTTTACAAACACAATCAAATGCCTGATGGCAGAGTTAATAAATGTAAAGATTGTAATAAAAAAGATGTTAGAAATAATTATCAAATAAAATCACAAGATATATCTTTTATAGAAAAAGAACGTGAACGTTCAAAAGAAAAATATCATAGATTAGATTATAAAAATAAACAAAAAATTTGGGACAAAGATAAACCTTGGAAATCAAATTCTATATACAAAGGATTAAGAAGTAAATTTAAACACGTTCCAGCTACACATCATTTACATCATTGGAATTATAATGATGAATTTTTACAAGATATTATTATTTTAGAAAAATTTAATCATAGACGAGCACATAATTTAATTAATTTAGATTTAGATAAAAAAATTTATGTAGGTTTGAACAATGAAATTTTAGATACAAAAGAAAAACATATTTTATACTTAATAGAAAATGGTATAAAATTTTAACAAAAAAAACAAATGGACAAAGAAGCACAAAGATTACTAATGCAAATGTTTGAAGAAGATTGCTTTATTAATCCATTAGAAAAGATAGAACACCCAATACCAGCAATTTCATTTGGATTTAAAAGTTATGAAACTAAAGATGGTGAAATTAGTTATCCAACACCAATTGGAACTTATGGTAACTTTAGCTTTTTACAAGCACCACCTAAATCAAAGAAAACATTTTTTGTTAGTTTATTATCAGCAGTTTATTTAGCAAATGAATTGCAGCAATTTGGAGGTGATTTAAGAGCAGATAGACAAAACAAACACTTAATACATTTTGATACTGAACAAGGGAACTTTCACGCTGCAAATGTGTTTAAACGTCCTATTGATATGACTGGAATAAAAACAGATAAATATCATACATTAGCATTAAGGCAGTTAAGTTTTAAAGAACGTGTTGATTTTATAGAATATTACTTATATGACAAATTAGAAGGTAAAAATATTGGATTAGTTATTATTGATGGTATTGCAGATTTATGTTCTGATGTAAATAATATAGAAGAATCAAATGCAGTAGTTCAGAAACTAATGAAATGGACTAAAGAATTAAACTGTCATATAATAACAGTAATACATTCTAATTTTGGAACTGATAAACCAACAGGTCACTTAGGTTCATTCTTAGAAAAGAAAGCAGAAACACAAATACAATTAGAATTAAACACAGTAAATAAACATTTAGTAACAGTAAGTTGTAAACGTTCAAGAAATGCACCATTTGAAAACTTTAGTTTTAAAGTGAATAATTTTGGATTGCCACAAGTTGAAGGAGCATTTTACGACCCTTTAAAAGATATATTCTAATGCAAACAACAATAAACAACATATTAGAAGAATTACACACTTCAGCTACAAGAATGTTAGTATTAAATTCAGATAACGCAATGTTAATAAGTTATTTTAAAAACTTGAATGAGAACATAGTATATTTGAAAGAATTAGTTAAGTTAGAAACTAAATACAATTGGACAGAAATAGAAAATTTAATGCAAAAGTTAAAAGAAATAGATAAAGATTTAACTCACGTTAATATAGAAGTTCAAGTTAATGAAGTAATAACAGAAAAGAAACCAGCATATATAAAATTATAAATTATGATAGTATTATTAGTATTAGTTTTAGCAGTAGTTTTTATAGTAATGAATTTCGTAGATTGTGATATATTAATAACACCAATTAAAGGTATTATGTTTGGTGCTTTATATAACGATGATGTTTACGATGAAGAAACAGACCATACAATTCAAATATTAATATTATTTATATCTTTTAACTTCCTATGGACGACTACAAATGGTTAGAACAAGTTGCAAAGCATCACAAAGAATGGGTAGAAGTTATTCATAAACTTGGTGAGTTTGATTACGCTGAAGATATAGTCCAAGAAAGTTACATTGCATTAATGAAGTATGCTGATGCAAGTAAAATTATTGATGTAAATGGAAATGTAAGAAAAGGTTATGTTTATTTTACTTTACGTTCTTTATATTATCAGTTTTACAATAAAAAGAAAAAGATTAATAAAGTATCTTTTGATGATTGTTGGGAATTATTTGATGATTCAAACATAGAAGAACACAAAGCGTATAATAATATATGTTTATTGATAGATGAAGAAATAGATAATTGGCACTGGTATGACAAAAAGCTATTTAAACTGTATAGAGATACAGATATGAGTATGCGAGATATAGCAAAAGAAACAAACATAAGTTTAATTTCAATATTTCATTCAATTAAAAACTACAAAGAAATATTAAATACAAAGTTTCAGAAAGATTATACAGATTACATAGAAAATGATTACAATCAAATTTATTAATTAAAAACAATTAAAATGGCTAAAAGAAAAGCAAAAGGTTTAGGTGATACAATAGAAGCTATTACAGAAGCAACAGGAATTAAAACAGTAGTTGAAGTATTTAGCAAAGCAACAGGTTTAGATTGTGGTTGTGATAAGCGAAAAGAAACTTTAAATAAGTTATTTCCTTACAATTCAAACATTAACTGTTTAACAAAAGAAGATTATAATTTACTCACAACTTTTTTAGACCCTTTAAAAAACACTTTAACACCTGATGAACAGAAAATAGTATCAGATATTTATTTTAATGTATTTAATTTTAGACTTCAATTAAGTTCTTGTGGTTCTTGTTGGAAAGGCAAAATAGATGAACTAAGAAAAGTATATAACGAATATAAATTAAATGACTAACTGGAAAGAAGTTGATTTATTTAATTGGTTAAAAGAAAATGTATATCCTGATTTAGTTAAAGCTAAGAATCAAATGAGAAGATGGGATTGTTACAGTCCCGTCACAGGTCATAGGCTTGAATTAAAGTGCAGAAAAACACATTATGGTACTTTATTACTTGAAAAGAAAAAGTACGATGCAATGAAGCAAGAATGTGAAAAGCATTTAGATACACCAATGTATTTTAATTCAACACCTAAAGGAATTTATTCTTTTAATTTAAATATAATTATACCTGAATGGGAAACTAATTTTAAGAACCCAGCAACAACACAATTTTACAACACACAAAGAATAGAAAAAGAAGTAGCATATTTAGAAATAACAAAAGCAAAACAATGGAAATTAACGTAATACAACAAGAGTACCTAAAATCAGTAATATTAAGTCAATTATTACTTGAATCAAATGAATCATTATTTTTTACACAACAGTATAAGCAACAAATTAAACACAAAATAAATAGTTTAAATAAAGACTTAGAAGAAACAGTAAGAAAAGAATATAGTATCATTTACAATACAGACCCTGAAACAACTACAAACATTTTAAATAGCATTGAATCAATAGTTAAGAAACTACAAACAAGTTCAATAGATGAATTAGTATTTATAAATGCAGTAATAGATAAGTATAAAGAAAACAAAGAATGGTTCAAAGAGTATGGTGAAACAGAGTTTTTAAAACTTGACTGATGGCAAAAAAACAAATAGAAAAATATATACCTACAGATACAGAATTACAATGTAGTTATATTTGTCATAAAAATGATTTAGCTTATGTTATACAGCCAATAAAAGATTCAAAGAAATACAAAGTAGTTAAATTTCAAATATCAAATAGATTAGAAGTACATACTTTAAAAGATAATGTACAAGATTTAGAATTAACAGAATACGAAGCATTAAAAAAAACAATGGAACTTTACACACAACACTCAAAAAGATTTAACAAATGAAAGATACAATAGTAGAATCAGTTATAGAACAATTTAAACAGCGTTCTGAAGTAGGAATAAAGAAATATAATACTACTTTAGATAGAACAGATTTAACACGCTTAGAATGGCTACAACATCTTCAAGAAGAATTATTTGACGCCAGCCTTTACATCGAAAAATTAAAACAATATGAAAGTAAATAAAAAAGAAATTATAGTAAGATTGTTAAATCAACTTTACGATGTAATAGATTACAATTTAGAATTAAAAAATACAATAGAAGAACTTGAAAAGAAATTATTTAAATATGAAAAGTAAACAATCAGCATTACAAAGAATAAATAGAATTATAGACTTTAACTGGAAAAGAGGAAACAATAAAGAATCAGTTAATGAAGTATACAGAAAAATAATTAATCAAAAGTTATCAAAAAAGGTTTAGCGGTAGGTCTTACATTTACAAGTAATTTAATAACGGGGGATTAAGCAATCAGAAATGGTTGCTTTTTTTTATGTTAAATATTTGTTAAAATGTATTTTGTGTTAAAAACTTGTTTATATTTGTACTCAGATAACAACAACGAAGTTATTATCACTAAAAAAAAAATTATGTTATCAAAATCAATCAAAGAAAGAGCAATTAATTTAATGATTCAAGGAATAGATGCAATAGAATCTGTAAAAATGGCTATTATTGAAGAAAACAAATTTATTTCTGAAATGTTAGAGCAAAGAACAGAGAAAAGCATAAAAGCAAAAAAACAAATTTGTAAAAATGTTTATGGTTTAATTCACTTAATAAATTAATATGGAACTTACATTTTTTGAATTTATAAAATATAATAATAAAGAAAGAGTGTTAATTAATATTGAAGATATTAGCAGTATAAATGAAGATAAAAATTATTGTATAATATATTTTAAATCAACAAATCAAATACAAAAAATATCTGATAATTATGATATTATTATTGATAGATTAAAACAATTAAAAAACAAATAAAAATATGACTCCAAAAGAAAAAGCATTTAATTTATATTTTGAATATATAAGAGATATAACTTGCAATATTCCTAAAGCTAAAAAAGCAGCTATGATATGTGTAAATAATATTTTAAAAATAAATTATTCAGAAAAAGTTTATGTATATGAAAATCCATTAACAAAAGAAATACATTATACTTTACATCATATTTATTGGTCAGAAGTATTAATTGAAATAAATAAAATTAAATAAAACATTATGACAAAGCAAGAAATTATTGAAACATTAAGTAACTGTATTGAGTTATCAAATTTATCAGAAAATGTGTATGTAAGAAATAAACTTACACAAGTAGCAGAAGCATTAATAAAAGAATGGAACGAAAGTGATGCTTATGATGAAGTAGTAAAACAAGTATTAAATTACGATGAAACAATGTCAAATTTAGATAAAATAACAATAAGATAATGAAAACAGCTATGCAAGAATTATTTAGCCAATTAGAGATAGAGCATCCTAATTTATTTAACACAAATACTTTAGAAGGTAGAAAGTTTATAAATGATTATTATAAGTTTTTTGAACTTGAAGAATTAGATATTATTAATAGTTACAATAGTGGTTGTGTTGATACATTAAAAGATGAAATGAAATTAGGTGAACAATATTATAACGAAAAATTTAAATTAGAAATATGAATGAATTAGCATTAATAAAAATACAATCTAAAGTAATAGGATTGGATAGAGAATTACATCAAGCAGTTAATGATTTAATAAGTGGTAAAAGTTTAATAAGCGACGAACATTTAACTGTAATAATTAACAGTACAGAACGTGAATTAAGTGTTTACAATCATATTTTAAAGTTAATAATTAACAATCAAAACGTAAACTAATGATAGTATTATTTGATGCAGATAGTTTGATATTTTCAAGCTGCTACAAAAAACGAGAAACAATAGAAGATGATGGATTCCACCATAACATAGAAGATTCAATAGCTAAATTTGATGAAGTGTTTATGTCAATTATAAATCACTTGGAAGATTTTTACGAAATAAATGAAGTTAAAACATTTTCAGGAAGTAAAGGAAACTTTAGAAAGTATATTTCACCAAAATATAAAGCAAATAGAGATTACAATAATTTACCACCATTGTTAAATGAAATGCATACATTCGTAAAAGACCAATACAGTTCTATCTGGGGTTATGGTTGTGAAACAGATGACGTTGTAGCTAAATACTGGTATACACTTTCAAATGAAATAGGACGTGATAATGTTATAATAGTTTCAATAGATAAAGACTATAAACAATTTCCTTGTTTGATGTATAACTATCATATTAAACATAAAGTAGTATATGATATATCAGAAGAAGAAGCAATGTATAACTTCTATGAACAAATGATAATTGGTGATACTGCAGACAATGTAAACTATTGCAAAGGTTATGGTAAAAAATATGCTGAAAAGTATTTAGTAGATTGCAAAAGTAAATACCAATATACTAAAAAGATTTACAGATTATTTAAATTATTACACAAAGGAAAAGCAAGACAAAGATATATTGAATGTTGGAACTTATTAAAACTAAAAACAAATTAAATAACAATTAAAAACAAAACAAATGAAAAAAGCACAAATTTTTAACAATCATTTTCAAAACTTCAAAACATACGCTATACCAAAAGCACAATTAATTATTGCAGATATTCCTTATAACTTAGGAAACAATGCTTATGCTTCAAATCCTGCTTGGTATAAAGATGGAGATAATCAAAATGGAGAAAGTGCCTTAGCTGGTAAAAGTTTTTTTGATACTGATGAAGATTTTAGACCTGCAGAATTTATTCACTTCTGTAGCACAATGTTAAAACCTGAAAAGAAAACAGTTAAAGTTGAAGGAATTGCAAGACAAAAAAGCGATGCACCTTGTATGATTATATTTTGTGCATTTGACCAACAAATGGATTTAATAGAATTAGGTAAAAGATATGGTTTAAATAATTATATTAATTTAGTATTTAGAAAAAACTTTTCTGCACAAGTATTAAAAGCAAATATGAAAGTTGTGGGTAATTGTGAATATGGTTTAGTTTTATATCGTGATAAACTACCTAAATTTAATAACAAAGGTAAAATGATTTTTAACTGTATTGATTGGCCAAGAGATAATATAAGTGAAAAAATACACCCAACACAAAAACCTGTTGAACTTTTAAAAACATTAATAAGAATATTTACAGATGAAGGTGATATAGTTATTGACCCTTGTGCAGGCTCAGGTTCTACTTTAATAGCAGCTCAGGAATTAAAAAGAATAGCATTTGGTTTTGAAATTAAAAAACCATTTCATAAATTAGCAGAAAATTGGATTGAAGAAGAATATCAAAAGTTATCAGATATTGAAGAATTTGGATTTGCTAAAACATTAATTCAAAAAACAGAAACAACTTTATTCTAATGGAATACTGCAATGACTTTAAATATGATTTAAAAGTAGGTCAGATAGGTGAACAACTATTAAACGAAATACTTACTTTAAAAACAATAGAAGTAAAACGTGATAGCTGGATATATAAAAGCGGAAACATAGCAATAGAATACGAAAGCAGAAATAAACCATCAGGAATAGCAAAATCAGAAGCGGACTATTGGGCAATTATATTTTCAGGTGATTATAAAGATGAAATAATCTTAATCATAAAAGCAAATAGATTAAAAGAAATTTGTAGAACATATTACAAGAAAGGAAATATAAAATCAATGGGAGATAATAACACATCAAAAGCAATATTAATTCCAATAAAAGAAATACTAAAATGGACATAACAGAAAGATTAAAAGAAATAATATTTCAAGAAACAGATACAGATATAAATATAAGAACAAGAAAGAAAAACACAGTTGAAATAAGAAGTTTATATTGTAATATCTTAAAAGAATTAAAACCGAATAAAACACTGCAATCAATAGGTGATACATTAGAATTAAATCACGCATCAGTAATACATTCTTTAAAAATGTATGAAGTATATTCTAAAGATAATTCTGACTTAAAAAAGCTAAAGCAAATTATAATGAGTCACTTTATAAAAGTAGATGAAAGACAAATAGAAGAACTTAATGAAGTAGAACAATTGCAGCAAAGAATATATCAATTGACATTTGACAAAGATAGATTAGAAATAGAACTAAGAAAACAAAAACAAATAAAAAGATATGACTTTGAAATAATAGAAAACTTAAACAACCTTTTAGAAGAAACAAAAGACACAATGCAATACGATATAATAAACGATAGACTACAAGCATTTTATAGAATGAATAAAAACATAAGACTATGAGAAAAGAAACAGAAAACTTTATAACATCAGTAATAGTAGCATTTATTATAATAATAACAATAGTAAGTTTAATCACATCAATACTATGACAGCAAAAGAACAAGCAGAAAACTATATGAAACTTAAAGAAGGTTACATATCAGCAAAAGAAAGAGCAAAGATACTATTTGATAAATATTCAATAGAATACAATAGAGCATTAGTATCAGGTGAAATGCAACAAACAGAACACTGGAAGGAAGTAGCAAAAGAATTAAGTAAACTATATAAAAATAAATAAGATGAAAACAATAAAATATTTAATAGAAGAAATAGTAGATTTAAAAGTAGATTTAATATCATTAGAAAATAAAAATACAAACTTAAATAACGAATGGAAAACAGCTAAAGATATTATATTTAATTTAAAACAAGAAATAACAAATTTAAGAATAACTTTACAAGAAAAAAATAAATAAGATGAAACAAACAGCAGTAGAATGGTTAGAAGAACAATATACAAAACAAATTACTTTTTTACATAGAGAAGATTTTGAACAAGTAAAAGAAATAGAAAGGCAACAGATTATTGATGCTTATGATGTAAAATGGATTGAGAATATTAAAGACGGAAAAGATTATTATAAAGAAATATTTAAAAATAAATAATATGCCAGATATAACAATGTGTAGTGGTAACAATTGCGAACTAAGTTCAACGTGTTACAGATATAAAGCAGAACCAAGTCAATATAGACAATCGTATTTTGTTAAAGAACCAAACAATGGTTTAGAATGTGATTATTATTGGGAATTAGAATGTGAATACTGTTATCAAACAAATGGAGTACATAAAATGAGCTGTCCAACAATTAAAATACAAATAAACTTATGAAAGCAATATTAGAATTTAATCTACCTGAAGATAATACAGAATATCTTGCAACAGTTAAAGCATTAGATATGGCGAACTTTATTTTTGAATTGGTATATAATACAAGAAAAGGTTTAATCAATCAACTAAACGATTCTATTACATCACAGTTTCAAGAACAAGGTATAGAAATAGTATTTGAAAGAATTCAAGAATTATTAGAATATCATAACATAGCTATTGATGAGTTATTATAAACAATAAACAAAAATGTTTATTTTTAATTTAATAATAATAACTTTTTTAAATGGAAGATAATAGAAAGAATAACGGAGGTCATAAAACTGCAGGTAGAAAAACTAAAGTAGAAGAAGCTAAAGTAAATAATATATTCATACAAGCATTAAAAGAATTGTATAGCAAAGAAACAGAAGAAGATACTAAAATAGCTTTTGTTAAAGATACATTAATGCAATCACAAAGAGGACAGTTATTTATTGCTGAACATATATTCGGTAAACCTAAAGAAATTATAGAAACTACACATAATCTAAATGACTTTAATATAAAAGATATATTTCAAATTGATAAGTCTAAATAACAAATACAATCTACTTGGTTCAGATAGTAGGTACTTTGTAATAACAGGTGGAAGGGGTTCAGGGAAATCATATTCTTTGAACTCGTTTCTATTGCTATTAACTTATGAAGTAGGACACGTTATATTATTCACACGTTATACATTAACTTCTGCATCAGTATCTATTATACCTGAATTTATAGATAAGATTGAAACAGCTGATTTAAGCAACGATTTTTATATTACTAAAGACGAAATAGTAAATAGAAAAACAGGGTCTAAGATTCTATTTAAAGGTATTAAAACAAGTAGTGGAACACAAACTGCAAGTTTAAAATCATTAGCAGGTGTTACAACTTGGGTATTAGATGAAGCAGAAGAATTAACAGATGAAGAAACTTTTGAAAAGATAGATTTCAGTATCAGAACAAAAGGAATCCATAATAGAGTTTTATTAGTATTAAACCCTGCAACAAAAGAACACTTTATATATAAGAAGTTCTTTGAAGATAAAGGAGTACAAGCAGGAAGTAATTTAGTTAAAGGTGATACAACTTATATTCATACAACTTATGAAGATAACATTGAAAACTTATCTGAATCATTTATTAATCAAATAGAGAATATAAAGAAACGTAGACCTGAAAAGTATAAGCATCAAATATTAGGTGGTTGGTTAGATAAAGCAGAAGGAGTTATATTTACTAACTGGACAATAGGTAAGTATGAACAAGTAGGTAAGTCTATCTTTGGACAAGATTATGGATTTGCTGCAGACGCATCAACTTTAGTAGAATGTAATATAGACACTGCAAATAAAAGAATTTATATCAATGAACGTTTCTATCTTCACGGATTGACTACTTCACAAATATACAATCTAAATAGACAACACGCTAATGATTGTTTAATAGTTGCTGATTCAGCAGAACCAAGATTAATAAGCGAATTAGCTACATTAGGTTTGAATATAGTACCTGCAATTAAAGGACCTGATTCTGTAACTTATGGTATTAGTGTATTACAAGATTATGATTTAATAGTTTCACCTGAATCAATTAATCTTATTAAAGAATTAAATAACTATTGTTGGTTAGAAAGAAAATCAAAAACACCAATTGATGCCCACAATCATATTTTAGACCCACTCAGATATTGCGTTACATATCAATTAGGAAATTTAAACAAAGGAAACTATTTTATATATTAATTATGACATACGGACAAATGATTGCAGCAATACAATGTTATTTACATCACGTTAAGAATGTAGAAGTAATGATTAATTTACCAAGAAATGTAGGTGAAATTAAAAAGATGCAACAAATGTATTTAATAGCTTCTACTTATTTGAATAGTTAAATATATGTTAAATGTATTTTATTTAAAACATAATGATTATATTTGCGTATAATTAAAAACAAAAGATATGAAAACATTTGAGGTACAAGGTTGGTTTAGATACAGTAATGGTATTGAAAAAGATTTTGGAGTAGATACAATAAGGGCTTCAAGTCCTGAAGTTGCTATTTCATTATTTAAAAATTATTGGACAGGTACAAGTTTCTTTAGAATACAAGTAAAAGAAATAATTTAAAAAAAACATTATGAATGAATATCCATTAGAAGAATTAGAAAACGAATGTAGATTTTGCGGTGAAGAATGTGAAACAACATACTGCTGCAAAGATTGTAAAAAAGCATATGAATCAGAAAATTAAATAGGTTAGTTAAATAGTCGAAATCAGGTAGTCAGAAATGGCTACCTTTTTTTGTTTAATACAATTACAACTTTATTTTATTATAATAAAAAACAATAATATGAAGTTAGAAATTAGCATACCAACAGAATTAAATGAAATTAAGTTATCACAGTATCAAGCGTTTTTAAAGATAGCTAAAGATAACACAGATGAAGAATTTCTACATCAGAAAATGGTACAAACGTTTTGTGGTATAGACTTAAAAGAAGTTGCAGAAATAAGATATAAAGAAGTAATAGAAATTACTGAATCACTTGGTAAAATGTTTGATGTTAAATCACACAAGTTTATCAATAGATTTAAAATGGGTGGTGTTGAATTTGGGTTTATACCTAACTTAGATGATATGACGTTTGGTGAGTATACAGATTTAGATACGTATATAAACGATTGGGAGCAAATGCATAAAGCAATGGCAGTATTATATAGACCAATTAAAAAGAATGGCTTAAATAGCACGTATGAAATTGAAAAGTATAATGGTTCTATAACTTATTCTGATGTGATGAAACACGCACCGCTTGATGTTGTATTTGGTGCAACGGTTTTTTTTTACAATTTAGGCAACGAACTATTGAGCAGTACGATGACTTATTTGGAGAAGGACAAGGAGATACAGAATATTCTGCAACAAGCCAATT